CAAAGTCGTATAAATCTTTCTTACTAAACTGTAAGAAACCAACAACATCGTTGTGTATCTTATGTTCGATAGCCCACTCAAACCAGTCATTAAATGATACTGCAAGTTCTAAGTGGATAAAGCGGTTAGCTAACGGAGCAGGCATTCTGTATGTAACGCCTTTGTCAGCATCTCGGTTACCAGCCGCAACAATCATTACATTGTCTGGTAGCTTATAAGTGCCAACCTTACGATTCAAAATCAACTGGTATGCTGCCGCTTGTACGCTTGGCGCTGCCGAGTTCATTTCGTCTAGGAAAAGTACAATGTAGTCGTATTGTGCCGCAAACTCTTCTGTAGGAAGTTCGCTAGGAGCACCCCAAACCATTGTGCCTGTGTTGCTGTCAAAGTATGGAATACCTTTAATGTCTGTAGGTTCCCAAAGAGACAGTCGAATGTCAATTAAGTGTGAATTTGAAAAGCTATCAGTAATTTGTTCAACTACTTCTGACTTACCAATACCCGGAGGCCCCCATAGGAAGATTGGACGCTTCTTTTTCATAGCGTGTTTGATTGATTTCTTTGCCCCGTTTGGGCTAACTGTGCGTAGTGCTACGTTTTCCATAATGTATTCCCTCTTTGCTTTAGTGCATTATTTAAACTATACATATAGTATAGCATCAATACAGTAAATGTCAAGACTTTTTTACAGAATTATTCGTTATTTTGCCGTTTTAATGCCTTTGTAAGCCCGTATTTTCGCAAATCACCACTAAACAAATGTAATTCCATTGCTTTCTTTTCGCTAGTAACGTGTATTGCTCTATTTGTAAGGTAATACGGACAGTCAATAAACTTGTCTAAAAATATAATAACTTGGGTAGTCATTGGCATATCTTTTGGATATGGAACTTCGTATGAAGTAAGGTCGATTTCTGTTAATACGTCAAACCCAAGATCAGTTAGTCGAAGTCCGCCTTGGGTTCTAGTATTCTTCCACCATAAAGGTGAATATTCCTTAACTGTAATATCGTTTGAAGTTTTACCTAATTGATTGAGAAAGATCTTAGTATAGGTTTCTTTCCAGTTCATTCTTCTACAACTGCAATGCCATTGTCTAGCATATAAACTGAAAACTCGTCAGTATTAAACATTTCATTTAACTTTTTTGCTAGATTGTGTGCGTGACCCGGATTTGAAAATGATACCTTTTTATATTTTGGACCCGGGTAGTTAGTAATAGAATTACTACTTTTTAAGTTAAATGGCTTTCCATTATAGAAAACGGCCCAAATAGCATCAGCATCTAAGACTTGTTCTGCCCTGTATGTTTTTTTATCTATATATTCTAATAATACAGTAGGTTTAGGTCTGCTCATATGCGTATACTCCTTAAATTATATACGCATATATTTATCTCTTTTTTAAGTTATCTACGCAGTTTACTTCCAGTCTGTTCCACCGTCTAACTGTACTTCGATAACTTCTGATCCGCCCGAGTTCTCTTTAACGTATCTTTCAAGATCGCCTTCAAGTCTAGCCATTGTAACGCCTAGTGTATATGCTAAATTTTTAGCTTGTTGTAAAGTAAGTTTTACTTCTCTAGAGTTACTTGCGTCAGCATTTTTAACTTGCATAATAAATTGCTGTATGCTAGATGTGTTTAAGGGTTCATTTTGCATTAGCATTGCTCAACGCCAGGCGCATTTCTAAATCAGATTTAAAAGGACCTTTTGTTTCATATCGTTCTACAGTAATTAGTTTGGGACAAAAACTCTTAACCCAGCCTTTGTCGAACTTAATAATGTAGTAACCTGCGCAATATAGGCTTTTGCTTTTAGCACTTTTGGTAAACAATGGTAGTTTACGTTGTACATCTAACATAGTGTTATACGGCACTGTACTAGTTGGATAGTTGTGTACTTCTTTTTCTACTTCAATTGCTCTACTAGTATCAGTAATATCGTTAATTAAAACGTTACTACCAAATGTATTTTTTAATGCTTTCTTACTATCAAAGTATGTTGTACCTTGATTGTCACTAAACATAAATCTATCGTCTGCGGCTGATATAGTTCCAATTCTTACGCCTTCGTCTTCGACGATCCAAAATTTATCTTTTAAAATAGTCTTTGTCTTTATACTCATTTAGGGTACCTCGCTTGTAGTGGTTCTGCAAAAGTAGCGGCTTGATCTGCAATACGTTGCATATCCCATTTAGCACAGAACTTCATAAGACGTAATCCTACTTGATTAATCTCTTTAGGTTCTACTTCTGCAATAGTGTTATTAATTATCTCTCTAATGTCTGCAGGTTGTGCAGTCAAGTCACACAATACAACATTGCGATTGTAATCATCAAGTACACGATGTTCGGTACCGTTATGATCAGTCCAGCGTTGTAGCATCATATTGTTCCAGTTGTAGCCTTTAGTAGTCTTATCGTCGTATGCTTCAATAAGGCCAACTTTATTCTTAGTGCCTTTCTTGCGTACACCTGGATAAGCACTAAACACGTTATCACTAGTGTCGCCACGCATACACTTCTCGAATAACATATAGTCAGGCTGCGGAGCAGGCTTAATCTCTTTAGTCTTCTTCTCAATAACAGGAGTGCCGTCGTCATTGAAGTAGCCTTTGTCTGTAATAGTAACGTTAGCAATACCATTGTACTGTGTACAATTAGGACCTACTAGTTGTGCAAAGTCACCATCTGTACTAATAATAACACAATGATCATCAGGATGTGATTGTACCCAGCCTGCAATAAGATCATCTGCTTCTAGTTGTGAATGACGTATAACAGTACAGTTAGTCTTGTCTTTCATAAAGTTCGTAAACTCGTCAAATATTTCAAAGAACGCTTTATCGTCTTCACTTTCAGATACAGTCATCTTATCGCGAGCAACTTTTCTATTACGCTTGTACGGCTCGTAATAGTCCTTGCGCCAGCTACGGCCTTCTAAACAAAACACAACGTGATCTGCATCAAAGTCTTGCCAAGCCTTCTTTACGCTGTTAAGTGTAATATGCAGAGCCATTCCTACTTTAGTGTCAATATCGCCACGAACAACGTGCCTTGCACGGAAGAATGTGTTAAGCGTGTCTACTAGTACATAAGTTGCCATACTATATACACCCCGATAAACATAATGAGAATATGTTGCCATCCTGTACGAATGCAACTAGTAATGTAATGCCTAAAATTTCTAACATAGTTTTGCCTTTGTGTAATTTATAGTACTATTATAGCACCAGATCTGGCTTGTGTCAAGTATTAAGATACTTCACTTTTACCTTTATCGATCGGAACAACATTAATATATCCTGCGCCTCGGTCAGTGTCTAGTCCTTCTTGCTCTAGCATTCCGTATACAATATCACGGAACCAGCGGTCTACAATTTCTTCTTCAGGATCGTTATCGACACCGTACCCTTCTTTAACAAGTTTTGCAATAAAATATTTGTTCCAATCAAGTTCGAAGAATCCGTTGCGAACATTTTCTTCGTTAATCTTAACATCAATAACATCTACCCACGGTTCTTTCTTGCGGGTGTGATAATCTTTAGGATCACGTTGTTTAAGAAGTTCCATCTTTTCAGCTTCTACTTCTGCTTTCTGTGCTTCGACTTTGTCTAAGCCTGTTAGTTTTTTAAAAAAGTTTTTCATAATAGTCCTTTTTCTCTTAATTCTTCATCAAGAGGTTTGTTAATAGTAGCTCTCATTGCCTTTTCGTGTTGAGCATTCTTATATTCTCTAAGTTCCCCAGGCATTTCCGAATAAGGATATGTGTAGTCTAGGGGTAAATCGCCATCCTTTTTCCATACACGCTTCGGCAACTTCTTTAACGTTAAGGACATACTCTTCCGAGCGTCCTCCAAGCGGCATAAGATATACTGGACACTCGACCCCGGCGCTCCTATACTCATCAACAGCTCTTTCAACTTCGTTAAAATCAGCTTGAGTAGCGACAACAAATTTAAGATAGATATCACTGCCACTAACAGTGTTATACTGACTAGCAATATTAGGCTTAATAGCAGTTTCCCAAGGTTCTCCGCTAACACTAAGTTTTGGGGAACAACTCCAAGTGACTGTAAATCTGTCTTGATCGCTGAGATAGGTAAAGAACTCATCTTTAAGTATTTGAGTAGTGTTTGTTTCAAATGTAACATTTTTTAAATCCTGCATACGTGGGTGTTCGAATAGCTCTACATAAAGTCGTTGCCACGCTAACAACGGCTCACCGCCTGTCATAATTAAATGGACATCTTGTCCATTATCTTGTACCCACTTACCATTAGGAGTAAGTGATAATAAATGCTCTACTACTTCTTCTACTTCTGCTTGTTTATTAAAGTGTTTAAACTCGGGATAGATACTTGCATATGTGTCACATCCTGTATGAATAATGGGCAAGTCGTTAAACTCTTTAGTTGTGTTGTGTACATCCTTTGCAATTAATTCTGCAACTTCAGGATTATATCGAATACCATCAGCGTGTAATTCTGTACGGTTTCGTTTTTCATCTGTACCAAAGTTCATACAACGAAAGTTACAACCAAAGGTGCGTAGGAATACACTAGGTACTCCTACAAACTTGCCTTCGCCTTGTACGCTATAAAACGCTTCTGAGTACCTTAGTTTCATCGTGCAAACTCCTGTTGCAACTTAATGTTATCAAAGAACTCTTTCTTTGTGCCAGCATCATCTTTAAATGCACCACGTAGTACAGTTGTTTGTGTTAAACTACTAGTTGCCATAATGCCTCTGTTCTCACAACAACCGTGTGTTGCTTGAATGTAAACACCTAAGTGTTCTGCATCAGTTGCTAGTTGTATTTCACGAGCAATATCATTTGCAAGTTCTTCTTGTAGCGTACCACGCCTAGCACACCATTGTGCAATACGTGTGTACTTACTAAGTCCAATAAGTTTGTCTGCTGCAATAATACCAATGTATGCAACACCTGCTACTGGCTGATGATGATGTGAACACATACTTTTTAGTTCACTACGTACTACTAGCATACCTTCATAGCGTTCATCGCTATCATTAGGAAATGCTGTTGCACTAGGTGCAGCATCATACCTGCCTGCCATAATTTCATTGTAGTACATTTTAGCAAGACGCTTTGCTGTGCCTTTGCTATTAGGGTCATTATAACGATCAATTAGTAGTGCGTCTAGTACACCTTCAAAAGCAATAGCTGCATCTTCGATAAGTGCTTCCTTGTCGCCGTCTTGTAATACTTCACTAATGTTATCGCCTGCCCAGTATCTAATACCTGCGTCTTCTAACTTTTCTTTAATTTGTTCTATTTTACTCATTTAATTCTCCGATGATTAGGCAGTGGATTGCCGGTAATAATACAATGCACAATATAACTTATATTATACATTGTATTTAGGTTTTTGTCAAGTATTAAAATATTTTTCTAACATATCAATACGATCAGTTGCATGAGCCATTTTATCAAGCTCTTCTTGGATTGCTTCTACAATATCA